GATACATAGAATATAAAAGTTAAAAGTGTGGACTTGAAAAATTGTAACCAATGGCTTGAAGATTAAATCGTCATAAAAAGGCGAAAAAAAGGCGATAAAATGGCAGGGAAAGGCGGTAGAAAGTCAACAACTTGGAGCAAAGAAAACCCTCCTCCTGGCAGACCACCAGCTGAAAAATCTCTCACTAAGGCCTTGCGCGATAAAGTCGACCCTCAAGAGATGGCCGATCGGATAATCGCGCTTGCGCAGGATAAAGACAAAAGCATAGCCCTAAAAGCGTCTACTTACATTTATGACCGGCTTGACGGTACTCCGATACAGTCGCTACGGACACAATCCGACGACTTGCCACAGATAGTCATAGCTGGGCCCGATGCTAAACTAGACAAGGCCGACAGTGGCGACACGAGTCAAGCATCTAGCGATCAAGAGGCCGACTCATGACTGAGCGTTTAGTCATGCGCCTTACCGCTGCGCAATGGCGAGTCTACACTGACCCCACACGGATGCGCATCTTGGTGGCTGGGCGTCGCTTTGGCAAGACGCACCTGGCCGCACACGAGCTCATGCGCACCGCGGTCAACCAAAAGGGCAGCACAAGCTGGTATATCGCGCCGACATACGGCATGGCGCGCGACGTCATGCTGCCTAAGCTTAAGGACATCATACCGCCCGGCTATATCTCATCGCTTGACCAGACAGACCTGCGGATAACCCTGCGCAATGGTAGCGTGATCGCCTTGCGATCCTCTGACAACCCCGATCGCTTACGCGGCGCCGGGCTTGACCTGGTAGTACCGGACGAGATGGCATATCAGGACCCTATGGCGTGGCCTACAGTGAGGCCGGCACTCTCTGACACACAGGGGCGCGCGCTACTCATATCGACACCGGCCGGTTACAACCATTTTTACAAACTATATACTGAGGCGTACTCAACACCGGGCTGGTCGGTACACAAGTACACAACACTAGAGGGCGGCAACGTGCCGCCTGAGGAGATCGAGGCGGCCAGGCACGACATGGACGAGCGGACATACCGGCAAGAGTACGAGGCGAGCTTTGAGAGCCTGGCTGGGCGCGTCTACTACGCCTTCGACCGGCGGCCATATCCGCAAGGCAACGTCTCTGACGTCAAAGATATCCCCGGAGCGCCTATCCTTGTCGGCATGGATTTTAACATCAACCCAATGAGCGCGGTTTTTGCCGTCCGCGCGGGCGGGCAGATACACGTAATCGGTGAGGCCACGATCGACAACGGCAACACCGACGAGATGGTCAAGCTCATCAAGTCGCGGTATCCGGGCAGGACAATCAAGGTTTATCCCGACCCTACTGGCAACTCACGCAAGACGAGCGCACCTGTCGGGCAGACCGATTTTACAATCCTCAGGCGAGCCGGGTTCCAGGTGCTTGCACCGTCGCATCCGTACTCGGTCGTTGACAAAATCAACACGGTTAACACAGGATTTTGTACGGCATCGGGTGATAAGCGCGTGCTAATCAACCATACCTGCAAGCAGCTAATCATGGCGCTTGACGGGCTAACCTATGTCGAGGGCACCAACGAGCCGGATAAATCCTCGGGCTTGGACCACATCACGGACGCGCTGGGGTATCTCTTACTATGGGAGCTCCCCTTGCGCGGTAAGAGTGGGGCGATTACACTGGGGGCACTATGACTGAGCTAGATCGGCGATTACAGGCAACGCATCCAGAGTATACAAGGATGCTCCCACAATGGACCAAGGCGCGTGACTTTGCGACGGGCGTCAACGCCATGCGTGCGCATGACCTTGCACTATGGGCTCAAGGGTGCGCGTCGGTTACACGAGATGCGTCTGGCGTGTCAAGGCTGCCTGTCGCGGGCGCACAGTTTGCCACTATCGCACAATCGGCGTACATCCTGCCGACGTCGGATAGGATGACCTATACCGAGTACGTCCTGTACCTATTGCGCGGGCACTGCCCGTCATACGTTGCACTGACACGCTCGGGGTATCTGGGGCTTATCTTTTCGACTCCACCTTTGATTGAGCTGCCGCCATCCTGCCCGCTCCTTGATGATGCCGACCTGCAAGAGACGCCACTCGTGGAGTTCATCGAGGGCGTCCTTGCGGAGGTTTTGACCGTAGGGCGGCATGGCGTGCTGCTTGATACGCCGCCTGTCAATCAGGCTGGCATCACAGTTGCGGATGCTGAGCGGATGGGCCTGCGTCCTTACGCGGCGTCATACAAGGCCGAAGACATCTTGGACTGGCGAGAGGCGCGAATCGGC